TTAGCTTCATCCGTTCCTCATCGCTACGCAACAAAGAGCTTTCTCAGATGTTCGGCGTCCACAACTCCACGATCAGCCGCATCCGTAACCACGACTTTTCCTGCTCAATCTCATCAAATTTTTGATTGCGTTTTGCTTGAGTACTGAGGGTTTGACCTTGCCTGTTGCTGCATGTCGTGCAATGGCCGCGACCGTTAGTGATGGAGTTAGTTCCACCCAGCGCAACCGGGATGATGTGATCAGAAACAGTCGAAGGAGCTGAGCACTCCCAGCACAACGGGTTCATTTCGAGAATGAGTCTGCGCTGTGCTGGGGTGAAGTCGCCCTTACGACTAGGCAACGTGCTTCCACTTGTCGTGGCTACGGATGCGGCTGATCGTGGAGTTGTGGACGCCGAACATCTGAGAAAGCTCTTTGTTGCGTAGCGATGAGGAACGGATGAAGCTAACGTCTTTCTCGGTTAGCTTTGCGTGGCCGCTGCTTTCTCCTCGGGCTTGCCGACCCTTGGTGTTGCGGTCGGCCATGTTTTCTTGATGAGTCCCTCGGCTGAGATGACGGGGGTTGATGCAGCAGGTGTTGTCGCAAGAGTGAAGGACGTGATCTTTGTTCGTGAGGACACCATTCCAGACCATGTAGGCCAGGCGGTGTACGGGTTGCAGGTAGCGCCACCCGAAAGGATAGGTGGCAATCTTCGGATAGCGATTACTGGGAGTGACCTGGTGGGGTTTGAACAACCAGCAGGTACCTGAATAGGTGACACCAGCGAGCAACTGAAGCTTTAGCTCACTTTCGATATCTGAATCGTTCATCAGTTCTCCTCCGTCTGGCTCATGCTGAGGAGGAGATCAACCTTCAATTCGAGCCTGCGGACAACCTCAATGAGTTCATGGACGATCGCTGAGATTTCTTGGTATTCAGAACTTTCAATGGTCATTTTCAAAACCTGTTTCTCGGTTACAGGGGCGGTCACTTATTAGAGCGAATAGCGCTCATGTTGCTTGCCAAGGAACTTTGGGCGATGTGAAGGTGGAATCTCCCAGAGTGGAGGGCGTACGTTCCATTCTGCGGGCCTAGAATTGTCATACTGTGGCTTGGTCGCGGGTTTAGGCTTCTGGGTGCTTGCAGGACGCTTAGCGAGCTTTGGAGGCGTAACACTGACAGTCTCAGGCGTGGCAGTGGGAGGATTTTGCTTCTTGTACCGATTGCGAATAGCTCTCTTACAGTCGCGGCAGTTGTAATCCAAACCATCTGTGTACCGAAGTGCTTTTTGGAATTCGGAAACGGGTCTGATGGATTTGCATCCGTTGCAAAATTTGTGATCTAAGTTGATCATGCCGAAAGGGCGTCTAGTCATTTCAAAACCTTCAAATTAGGGGACTGGCTGAGAAATCTTTGCGTTGTGGTTTCTTGCTGAGAAGTTCTCGAAGCTTGGTTTCATGGGAATTTGCTGAAGGATCAAACTTCTTGGCTTCTGGGAATTTTTCATTGAAGTTCAGAATCTTGGCTCTTGTTTCTGAAACATCCTGTTCCCAATGCTTCAGTGCGTTGAGAAATGCGTCCTCTTCAATCATGAAAGCGGGGGTATTTTCAAAAATAGCTGAAGAAGTTCCTACAGGTGTAGTTTTCTGAGAAGAGGATGATTCCTTGTTTTCAAAAACCTCGGTCTTTGGGGGGTTGTTGGCTGAAGAAGAATCCATGTGCGTCATTTCTGACGCACTAAACCTACTTATATTATTACTATTCATATAAGAACTATCTTTAGATATATATGTAGTTGGTATTGATGCGTCATTTTTGACGCGCATGGGAGGCTTGTTGTCCTCATGTGCGTCATTTTTGACGCGCATGGTTAGTTCTTCATTCTTCAGCTTTTTCTGAGGTCCCCAATGATCACTTCTAGAACTCTCAGTAATTAACCAGCCATCCCTTGTATTCAAAAGAAAGACTGCGGATTTCTGGTTTCGGGGGTTGGCAGCTTGAAATCTGAGAACGATCCCTTTGTTGACTAGATCGGTGATCCACCTGTCAGCGGTTTTTGGACTAATTCCAAAATGCCATTCGATGTGTTTCCTAGCAGGGGAAGTCAATCCCTTATTGCTCGCCCAGCCTGCAAAATACTTCGCAAGCTCCTTTAGGTTGGGTTCAAGGTCCCTGGGTAGCGTGTCTTCTACATCACGCATGAATTTCTCAGTATCGAAATCGATCATTAGGTTGCGCCTTCTCAAAACATTGAGGTCAGGTGCTCACCTGCCACGGAGCCGACCAAAGCTCATCCAGGGAGCGACCTGACCTCAAGTTTTTATTTTGAGAACCGGAAATTGGTCGTTTCGTGGTTGGCTCTCAATGCTTATATCGAGTATGACACAAAACAGCCTTTCGATCGGAGAACATGAAAATGCCCCGGCTTCCGAAAGGAAACCGGGGCTCTTCGGTCTAGATGGTCAGGGCACCCAACTAGTGAACGGCACATCCTCCGGGCCGTCTAGATGCAGCACACGATACTGGCCGTAAATGATGGTGGCTTGGAGGCGTTCCTTGATCTCTTTCTTGGCTAATGCTTCCCCTTCGTCTCTAGTGGTGAACTCAGCCGTGTATTCGTGGCCTTGATTATCCGTCATGATGATTTCAACCCGAACTGGTGCTTCGCCCATGATGTAGCTCCCCCGTTGTGCGAGTACTTCCCGCACCACCCTTTTTAGAGCACGGCGATAGGTGTTCTGAATCCATCGTTTGGTCGTCGTGTTACGGTGAGCGTCTCGACGTGTAGTTAGCTCAAGTTCCGGTTGCTGAAGTTGACTCAACTACAGGCGAGATAGAATGCCATCATCGCAGGTCAGGAGCACATCATGAGGGTAGCCATCTACGTCCGAGTGTCCAGCATGCTGGAAGGCTCGGCGAACACCTCACCCGCCGATCAGGAGACCCGGTGTCGGCAGTACGCAGCCGCCCGTGGATGGGAAGTCGTTGCAGTCGTCCCCGATCTGGACGTCACTGCCAGCAGTCGAGGAAAGGGCATCAACCGCCCGGGGGTCATCAAGATTCGGGAGATGCTGCACTCGATCGACGTGGTGATGACCACGAAGATTGATCGGCTTGCCCGGAGCCTTCCCGACCTTTCCAAAATGATCGAGGAGTATGACTCAGCAGGAGTCGGCTTCATCGCTGTAGACGAAGGTGTGGACACCACCTCGGGTTCAGGAAAGCTCGTAGCCAACCTCCTGGGGTCGGTCGCTGCCTTCGAAGCCGACCGCATCCGTGAGCGCACCGTTGCAGGTCGTCACACCGCAAAGAAGCAGCGTCGGTGGACGGGCGGACGACTCCCGTACGGCTATCGGCGTACGGAGCACCCTACGATCTCTGGAGCTTTCGCCCTGGAGCCCGACCCCGTAGAGACGCTTGTCCTTCTGGAAACAGCTCAGCGGGTCCTGAACGGGGAATCCCGGTTCGCCATCATGCGTGACCTGAACGCCAGCGGCATCACTACGAAGTCCGGACGGCCGTGGACGGTAGAGACCCTCAGAGCCGTTCTGGTGCGGGAAAGTAACCTTGGGTGGTACCGCGTATCCGGAGAGTGGATTCGGGGCGCTGACGGGCTTCCTGAGGCTGTCTGGACGCCTATCCTTCCTGCTGACACATTCCGCAAGCTGGTGGTTCTCCTGGCGCGCAAGGGAAAGGCAACCGTCCGCAAGAGGGCTGTTGAGCTCTTGTCCGGAGTTCTCTTCTGTGATTCCTGCGGCAGTGTGCTGTGGACCCAGAGGGGAGCAACCCGGTACTACCGGTGCAGCCAAGTCACGCAGACAGCAACCTGCAAGTACGGCGTCACGATTCAGATTGACCACGCCAACGAAGCATTCACCGAACTCTTCCTGAAAACCCTCGGGAGCTTCGATCACTTCGAAACGATCAGCACCCCGGACGACCAGGCCGCTGAACTGGCAGAAGTTGAGCTAGCGCTAAACGAGGCCACGGACGCTATGCGGCTACCTGGCGCCGATATCGCTGCCCTGGCGGCAATCGTCCAGACCCTCTCCGCGAAGCGCTCAGAATTGAACCTAAGGCCAGTGAGGGCTACTACACGCCGTATCCCTACCGGGAAGACGATTCGGGAACACTGGGAGCAGGACGCAACGATGGAATACCGCCGACGCTTGCTGAAGGCTCACATTATAAAAATCATGGTGCTTCCGTCAATGAATGACGGGAAGCGTCGGCCGATCCAGGGCAGGCTGAGCATCGAGTGGGCGCCGATCGAAAAAGTTGGGCTCCGGATCAATGGTGAACGACTGTACTGAGAAGCGGTACAATTCGGACTTATGGAAGACGAGAAGCGGGGACTGGCCTACGACGTCTCGATTAACGTCGTAGCAAACTTAATTGCTGCTGGCCTGCTCGGCGCTGGTGCTTGGGTGGTCTCGCCAGGACACCGTGAGCTAGCTCTTGGCATATTCTTTTCGACCTTTACGGTACTAGGAGCACTTTTTTGCATTCCGGCATATTGGCGGCGCGAATACATCAACATCGGCCAACTGTGCTTGGGCTTTGCTTGCTTTGGAAGTGTGACCTTGGCGGTCCTCACTCAGCTCTCGGGCAAGGGTACCGGGGGCTTGGATTTTTGGATCATTTTCGTTGGCGGCTATGCCCTCATGGGCATAGCCGCCTTCGGAATGGCCTTCTCCGATCCGGGTATCAAGCCTGCTGTTACAGACATGAAGCGCCGATGGAAGAAGCTCAGGGGCACCGACAGCCAGAGCTAGGAAGCCCCTCACCAGCCTTTTCCCGGGACTGGTGAGGGGCTCCTTTTGTGCGGGGATCGTGAACTGGCGTCAGCGGAGGGAGGCGACGCCAAAGTTCACCCGCACACTTGCTGCTTCAGCTCGCCCCCCGTTTCAACGAGCTGAAGCAGTTCTTGGAGGGCAAAGAGAAACTGGCTAGCCCTAATTTGATCCATGTAGTGAAGCCCTCGGAAAACGTTCAGGAGCACGGGCCAGTAGTCCTCGGCGATTGGTTCCGTGTAAAGCTTCACTTCCCAGAAATTGACCAGGGTTATGCCGACCTCACAGAGGGCGCTCAGCTCTGCGATGGACATTGACGCGCCCATCCTGAGCGCCTTGACGTGTAATCCTGTCCATTCTGAAAACAACGTGGACCCCGGGCCCTGATCCCTTGGGATTGACATTCATTCCTCCGTTCAGATCTTGGAGGGCACTCCCCGGCAAGGGGTTTTCGCTTCCTGTCCGGCTGGTGCGCGCCGCACCAGCGAGACTTTCTTGGAACGCGGCCACAACGAAACCCAAAAACGGAGTCGTACATCGTGGTTACCCCCACCGGAGAGCGCCTGAGATAACACTGCCGAGATACTGTTGCGTAGGGATACGTATCAGCGCGATACCGTTGCACTGTTACCTTCAGTAGTGGAACCATTCACGGCATGTCACGACGGAACACCACGTTCGTAGGCCGGCGCCTGGGTGGGCAACTACGACGCCTGCGGGAGCAAGCAGGCGTCACTGTCACCGAGCTTGCTGACGCGCGTTTCATGGGGCGCCAAAAGCTCTGGCGGATGGAGTCAGGTCAGGGCCCATACCGACTCTCTGACGTATCGGCGCTCTGCTACCGCTACGGAGTGCCGGATGAGCGGCGCATCAAGCTCGAAGAGCTAGCGCTCAAGGCCGACCAAAATGGCTGGTGGGAGCCGTATGACAGCGACACTGAGTTTGGGCTCTACCTGGAGACCGAGCAGGAGACTGAGCACCTGATCGTGATCAACGAGGAGCTGATCAACGGTCTACTTCAGACCCGGGAGTATCACCGTGGTCTGAACGAGATCAACCCATCTTCCAGCATCGAGGCACAGATCAAGCTCCGGAGCGAGCGGCAGGAGCGGTTCTGGCAGCGTGCGGACGCCAAGCTGACCATCGTCATGAACGAGCTTGCGCTAGTCCACCAGATCGGCTCGCAGGCCGAGATGGCTGCACAGGAAGAGCACCTACGGGACCTGGCTGAGCGCCCCGGCGTTAGCCTGAGATACATTCCACTTGGATACGGTCACCGTGCCATGTCAGGTCCCTTCACTGTCATGGTCATTGACGATGAGGAAACTATCGCCTACACCGAGAACGTGGATGGTGGGCACTGGATCACCGATCGACGCAGTGTCGCGGCCTTCTATGACATAGCCCGGCACACCATCGTTGATCGGTCCCGAGATATCAGAGAGAGGCGCAGATGATCACCGGGTGGATTAAATCGCAGCGCTCCAACACGACCGGTCAGTGTGTGGAGATGCGGCAGAACGGTTCTGAGCGTCAGGTGCAGGACAGCAAGCGCCCCGGTCAGGGAGTACTGACACTCAAGCCCGAAGCATTTTCAGCTTGGGTTGCTGCTGCCAAAGCTGGTGAGCTGGACAAGCTTTCCTGAGAAATCACGAGAAACCCCGGCTCCCAGAGGTTTTGGAGGCCGGGGTTTTGATGTTTGTCAGTGCACTTAGGTCAGCTTGCGCCACTCGCCAGGCGCAAGCTGGGGTCCATCAGGAGCAACGTAAGGGGTTTCAGTCGTCGTAGCCGGAACAGTGCTGTTGCCGGTGTAGGTGTACGTGGTCCTGACACCGTTCTTGATCCGCTGTAAAAGGCGACCCTGGCTGTCCATCATGTCTGCGTAGACGGTCATCTTGTCTATACGTTGCTCTCTGGCACTCTTATACTTTCCCATAATTATTTCCTTATCTGGTTGGGCTCAGGCTAAGCAACGCTCGAACCGGTGATGTTTCCGCTGGCATCGTAGACGTAAGTTTTTTGTTTCCCTGCCCGTGACTCTGTTTTGACTGAGCCATCGGCGTTATAGGTGTACGTCGTGGTTGTTCCGCCGGTCGTAGCCGTAGCAACAGATCCGTCAGCGTTATACGTGTAGGAGTCCGCTTCCAGGGCTGCGTTTGTCTTCAAGGCTCTCTGACGTGTTGCTGATTGGTATTTACCCATTACTCACTCTCAAACTAAGCTGCCCGGTAGGTCATGACCGAGGAAAAGACATCGCCGGAACCAGGGGTAACCAAGACGTTGGTACCGCCGATGCGGCCTGTAGGCATGTTGGAAGTGCTGTTCCAAGCACCGGAGAAACTGGCCTGTGTTCCACCCGCGTCCCAACCGGCAACTGTTCCTGCGTAGTGCGTCACCGCCGAAGTGTCTCGGTAGACCCAAGAACCGAAAGCTGCTTGAAGGGCAGATGCGTTCGATGCCACGGGCAGGTCAAGGACAACTGAACTAGTGAAAGCAGCGCCAGTACCCAGCAGAACGTGGAAATGCGCATTCACGAGGCCACCTACGTTCGTGTACCAGCCTGTAACTGTGTTACCCGATCCAAGGGTGAGCCCTGAGAATGACGGCGTCCAGCTCTTGAATCCGAAATCGCTCTGATCAATCTTGGCGCCAGCAGCAATAGCCATAATTTGTCCTAGAGTCCCCAGCGTGCAGGGTCATACAGGGTGACCTCGCTGCCAGTGTTATGCGTTTTAATTACATTATTTACTGCGCGAACGACCGTGAGCGTATTTCCGGAGACGTTCGTCACGGTCATACGTTCGCCACCGATAAGGATGTCGTAATCCCCATCGGCATGAGTCCAGAAGACGCCTTCAGGAGGCGTGACAGCGATGCTCGTAGCCGTAGTGGTCAGGCTTCCGGACGTAACCGTTCCGTCGCCTGAATACCTGTCTGCTGCCTCTGCGTAGTGACCCACTCGGTACGGACCGGCAGGGATGCAGTTCCAAACGATCCGGTGAGAGTCCGGCTGAATGGTCTCGGTTATCCCAACAACGATCTGATTAACATCAAACGGAGGAAGCCAATCCAGGTGGCCAGGAAGCCCTGTGATACGGATCGACCGGCCAACATCAACACTGAGTGCTTTGCTCTGGAAAGTAGCGTCATTAGCGATCCGAGGGTCAGCCAGATCAACACCAATCTGAGGCCACCGAGGTTCATCCCAGGTACCGAGGTGGACACGCCAGTCAGCCTGAGGACGCACAGCAGACGGAGAATCCAGGTTGAGTGTCACCGAATCGTCGTAGAGACCCACGGTGTTAGTTCCCAGAGGCCCAGACTCGACAACAGACGTGACAACGCCTCCACCACCAACGCCACGGGTCACCGTGACTTGGTTCCTGAGGTCTTGGTCATCCTCGATAGGCGTGAACGGGTTGAACAGGTTCTCCACGTATGCGAAATCCTGACGCCAGGTTCCTGACGGCTGGCTGAACAGCCCGTGCAGCGGCAGATAGGTAAGGTCTCGACCCTCTATCAGGCTCTCGGCCAGAATCCCACCATCGGTATCCGCGCATTCCTGCATTAGATCGAGAATCTCCCCAACCTTTTGATAGCCCAGAGACTCGGAACGAGGATTCACCATCCAGGGACTAGCCCAGCCAAAAACGATGCCCAGCTCTGTAGAGAGCCGCTGAAGACGTGACACCGCAGACTCACCCGAATAGGCGTTCATCGGTGAGTAGGTGTTAGCCGTGTTGAACGTCAGTGAGGGAGTGTTCGTCACCCAGATATGACCAATAGAGGATTCCCCCAGCGTGTTCTGTTCGGGGTTCACCACAATCCCAGAGAGGCGGCCCATCGTTGTCGATGTCCACACAGTGCCGGTGTTCGTACCGATACCACCGTTCATGTAGTTCATGGCTTTCTGATCATAAGTGATCTGTCCGCCACCCTGCGAGAACGTCAGCTCGAACATGTAAAGGTTCGCACCGAGGTTGAACCCGGTGGTCGACGTACCCGACGTGATCTCTGCACCGTCACTGGCTCGATACGCCTTGACGGTCAGAGCGATCGGTCCAGCATACGAAACGTCGATGTACCCAAGCGTTCCACCAGTGAAGTTGAACCTGATGAACGACGCATTAGTGGGGGTAGTCGGCGCGTTCTTCGCAACGAATCGCACCTGAACGGTGCCTGTTGACGTGTACTTCGGGACAGGAGCCTTGACACTGCCAGTATTGATCCACGGGAGCGCAAGCGAACCCTGGACAGATTCAGTCTTGGCAGCCTGTATTCCAGGCACAACCTGAGCCATAGGAGCGGCATTACCTGCCGACGCAAACGATGTACTCCCGTCAGCGTCCTCAAATGGCCAGTAGACAACGGAGCTATTGCCGGTCGTCTCGTAGAAGCGCCTCAGTGTCGACTTAGAAACGGACTTGCCCTGACCGAGCCTGCGAAGAACACCAGCGGCTTCTACGTCCACTCGGGCACTTGATGCGCCCTTCTTAGTCCAGACAGGCTGGAACGTCACGATCTCACCGAAAAACCGGTTGTAGTAGGCGCCTACCCCGATCTGCTTGACTTGAACGCGCACCGGAGTACCTCGGCCGATCTTCCCGTAATACGGGCTAGCCGGATGCCTAGGAGACCATTTCCCGGTCGGGTCCTTCAGCGAGAAGGACACCGATCCGGGCTCAGACCTCAGTGCACCAGGAGACGCGCCACGGCTGAGTGTGACACCATCGTCAGAAAGCTCAGACATGCTGACGTCTACCCAAGCCCCGTCAATGAACAGACCGACCTTGAGATAGTTACCAGGGAACGGCGAAAGTCCGCCAGGGAAGTACGTCATTACCTACCTCCTAGAACGGTTTGGACATTGCCACCACGGACACGGACGTACTTACGAAGCATCTCGGCGAAGAATTGATCCATAGCGCTGTTGCCGAGTGGCTGGACTTCAAGCACCAGAGAGCCACTGCTATTGCCACTAGAAGCGGTCGAGCGTGTACTAGACACGCGAGTGGCAGCAGCTAAGCCAGGAACAGACGCGCCACTCATGCGCTTGGCAGCTCGCTGAATCCGGTAGACCTCATCGTCGATGCCAAGTGCCAGACCACGAGGAAGCCACTTACCAAGACCACGCATGACCTTAGACGGCGACGCAATGCCAAGGACGCCCTTGATCTTGCCAGTCACATTTCGGCTGATGAACCCAGAGATCTGACTAGACAGCCACCCACCCATAGACGAGATGCCGTTCCACAGACCTTGGATGACATTTTTGCCGGCTGAGACCAGCCACGAACCCGCACCCTTGAAAAAGCCCTTGATCTGACCAGGGATGCCACGTGCCTTAGTGGTGATTTTCCCGAGTGCGCGGACAGCCACGCTAACGGCAGTGCTGATCGGGTTAGTCAGAAAACCGTAGATCTTTCGCCAGTTGCCAGATATCCAGTTGTAGACAGATCGAGCACCAGACTTGATCCTGCCGAAATTCTTGACCACTGCGAGAACAGCCAGACCGATAGGACCAGTGACAACAGCGAGCAGGAGCGGCCAGTTAGATTTGATCCAACCAAAGGCAGCAGAAGCGGCAGTCTTCACGGCACGGAAAGCACCGTTCACGATCCGTCTGAATGTCTCAGACTTCTTGTAGGCGATGACCAGAGCCGCTACAAGAGCGGCAACGGCCACCACTACCAGACCGATCGGGTTAGCCGTCATAGCGGCATTCAGAAGCCACTGGGCGCCCGCGTAAGCCTTGGTCGCAGCAGCGGCAATCGCAGAGAACGAACCGACCGACTGAACACCGATAGCAGCTAGCGCCAGGACAGGCGCGTACTGCTGGAACGCTAGAAGCCCTTGCTGAACCGGAGTCGGGTCCATAGCTCGCTGAGCGTCGTTCAGATCAAGCTGTGCCGTCTTGCTGTCGGTAACAGCTTGCTTCTGATCGGTGAGTGCCTGCTTGCCGTCTAGTACGGCCTGCCGCACGTCCGCCTGAGCCTGAGTGGCGTCAACGTCCGCCTGAGACAAATCAGCCTTAGCTTGAGACAAGTCAATGGCCGCCTGTCGAGCTTCAACCGAGTTCTTGCCGTAGGTCTTGACCGCAGTGCTGTAATCCTTCTGCGCAACGGTCGCGTCTAGTGCGGCTTGCTTGGCATCAATCTGAGCTTGCTTGCCGTCTACCGTGGCTTGCTTGCCGTCGATCTCGGACTGCCGAAAGTCCTCGGTCGCCTGACGCAGATCGTTAACCGCTTGCTCGCGGTCGTTCATTGCCTGCTCTACATCGGCCTGAGCCCTAGCAAGGCGACTGGCCGAAGCATAGGAAGACTGCTGAATAGAGTCGATAGCCGACAGGGCACTACTGGCAGCGTCCACCGATGCATTCATGCCGACAGCAGCACTACCGACAGAGCTGAAACCCTTGGAGACCTTAGAGCCCGAACCCTCGACAGCCTTACCCATAGAGTCCGACTGCTTGGCAACGTCCTTCATAGCCTTAGAGGCGGCGCTACCGTCAGCCAGGATTGAAATCTTGATGGGACCAGCCAAGGTTAGTCACTTCCTCTCTTATTAGCTTCGGCGATAGCCGCCGTACGTTGCCCGTTCGTGAGGGCTAAGAACTCTTCAGGTGTGTAAGCCAGTTGCGTGTTGATGACGAAATTAGCCCAAGCGGAATCCCACCGGGCGCTTACGCTTCCCCCTGGTCTTCACCGCCACTGGTGTCCAGGTAGCCGACAACTTCGGAGAACGGCAGTTCCATTACCTTCCGGAACGCGTCAGTGTCACCCATACCGTCTCGCTTCTCGACGATGAACGCCAGGGCCCGGAGAGAAGTCGAACTCTCGCCCATCTCCATAAAGCTCTTACGGAAAAGCTGCTCGATCGCGATTTCCTCGAACCCGGTGAGAGAGTTCACCAGTTCTCCCGCGCGCGGCTTGGTGGCCACTTCGGGAGTCTTTTCAGTCTTGTTAGTCATCTAGTCCAGCCTTCTCGATAGCTTGATTGATTCCTTGGTTGAGCAGTTCAGGTACGCGACTTGCTAGGGCCTCATCTGCCCGCTGCATAAACAGGGCAGGCTTGATGTTGCGCTTGGGCCAGCCGTAGTTCTGCGCGCCCGCATAGGGAACTCTTGCCTTACCGGCAGTCACCACGGCTTTATTCTTAGCTCGATTGCCGCGAATTGTTGAGGCGAGCTTCCCTGAGCTTTTGGGAGCGAACGAGGAAGCAAGCTGAGCGCCTTCGTCGGCGATACCAGCGAAAACGTCCTTGAGGTCGTCTACAGCAACGCCCAATTTCTCAAGGCCTTTGATGGTTTCCCTGAGTCCTTCGACCTGAACTGAGCCGTTCACGGTGTTGGCCATTTTTAGCTGATGGACAGGATTGGCTTGGCGGTGCAGTCCCACTCGAACTCAGTGGTGAAGTATTTGGTAGTTGACTTGTCAGCTTCGCCACCGATGAAGTCACCGTTCGGTTCCCGAACAACGACGCTTCCAGAGAACTTCGGTTGAGCAGCAGAAGCAGTTCCGGAAACAGGGCGACCATTTGGCCACACCTCGTAAGCAACGGTCTGACCAGCCTGAGACCAGGCGTAGTACCAAAGTGACGTTGTCGTGTTGTCCTGCTTCAGCGTCAGAACAAGCTTGTAAGACCGAGCACCACCAGCAGCAGCGTCGGCAAAGGAAGTGAAGTCCGAGTCGGCTTCATCAGACTTAACGCGAACATCTTTGACTGCGCCAGTGAAATCCGTAGGTGTGGTTCCCAGTCGGAAAACAAGTGCGCGAGTGCCCCATTCGGCCATAATTAAATCTCCATTTTCAAAGTGATTACGAGTGCAAGAAAACCGCTGTTAGCGACAGGAACCGTGGCTGGTTCTACTTGGAGATCCGTCACGGGAAGAATCGAAAGAGTCTGAACGAGGGAAGGAGCAGCCTCTAGGGCGTCCTCAGCGGTAGTGAAGTCGGCTCCATTGCCCACCAGCAGGACGATGCTGAAGTCAACCTCACAGGATGTGTTAGAAAAGCCCGGACGTATAGCCTCGACCTGAACCCAGCCGTCTCGGGGTCTCGGAGACTTGATTGGCTTGGTACGGACGTTGAAGCCCAGTCCTGCGTCGTTGAGAGCGTCAGCCAGGAGGAGACGGGCGTCTGAGAGAACCATCAGCCCATCACCAGCTTCCGGTAGGGAGCTTCCAGGCGAACAACCTCAGGGTCGGTGCGCGTGACCCGCTGCACCGTTGCTCCTGAGTCGAACACGCTGAACTCCTGTAGCGGAACGGCGCGAGCAGCAAGGTTCCTGGCCACGCGCCGCTTGAGAGCCTCCGCCAAATCAGCCGGCAAAGGGTCGGGGATCTTGCAGCGGTTCGCCTGAGCTGCTGTTTCGGCAGCAAGAGCGCCCTGGATCTCAGCGTCAGTCCAGGAGCTATCTCCCAGGTATGCCTTGACCTCTACCAGTGTTACGGCCACAAGAACCCCTCCCTTCTCGGCTTAAGACCTGCTGTGCCCGAGAAGCACAGCAGGCCAGCTTGTTACGCAGCAGCGTGCGTGATCCGCATGACGTCGCTGGTACGGGTTACGGCTTCGGCTGAGTAGCCCCAGATGCCGACGAACACGCTCTTGACCTGGACATCGAAGTCGAGCCGCCGGGGAGCAGAACTCCACTGGTAAACCGACGTAGGAACGAACAGGTAAGAGCTGGTGGTCAGACCAGGCGTCGGGAGACCGGTCTTGTTGCCGACCGTGATGGAGCCGTAACCAGGGGCAGCGGTGCCGTCAGCGTTCGTGGCGCCGAGAATCGGTAGGAGCTTGCGACCGTCAGCATCCTTGGCCTTGACCAGATCGCCGTATAGGCCAGCGTTCAGGGCTAGGGAGCTGAAACGCTCGCCACCGGCAGTGAACTGAAGGGTGACCAGCTCAGCAACGGCAGCATCTACCAGGTCGTCATCGAGACCGTTCCAGGTCTTGGCGGTCAGGGTTAGAGCATTGAGAGCAGCACCGATGCGAGCCTCAAGCTTGTCCGCGTACGCCTGAACCATTTCGGTCCACACCATGGCTGAGACCTGCGGGTTGCCGCCCTGGTCCAGCACCTCACGGTTGATCTCAATCTTTCCGGAGATCGCAGCAGGAGTGATGGTCTGAGACGTAGCGGTGTAAGTGCCAAGGCCCGGCTCAGTGCCTTCTACGTGATCGGCAACCAAGCTGGTCGCTGAGTTGAACTTCGGGACGATGAACGGGGTTGCGTCCGTGATGGTCCCCGTCGAGATCAGGTTGCCCAGTGGACGACGCTGACGTAGCGGACCGACGAACAGGTCGGGGCGAGTCGGTACCGGGTTGAGGGTGCTGATGTTGCCCGTGGTTACGGCGAACTGCTCGCTGATGAACTGGTCAAGCCGGTTGCGGGCTTCCTGGTTGCCGCCCAGGGCTGCTCCCAGGTCGGTGGAGAACTCGTATGCCCCTTGGGAGCCGTCAAAGCGGTAGGGAGCTTCCTCAATTACCTGCATGACCGGAGCAACGGTCTCAGGGGTCTGGGGAGTCGCGAAGGTTTCTAGCTTCTCGGATAGTGCGCTGATGGCATTCGCTAGCGCATCGTTTTCAGGCATTGCCTTTCCTTCCTCTGCGCTTAGCGCAACAGAATCGATGATGGCTCCGGAAAAGGCCGGAACCGGGGTAAGACTTACTTCCACTACTTCAGCCAATTCAAAGTGCCGAAGAGAGGCAGTGGTTTTAGGTTGGCCATTGACTCCAACACTTAGGCCGAGAACGCCGTCTGCTGCGAGCTGTAGCGCCTCGTCACCAGCGGCTGTTTTAGAAACAACGAAGGTGACCTCCTGGCCCCGATCGGTCCACTCCGAGAGAGTCAAACGACCTACGGGCCGGGAAGTATCGTGGTAGGACAGCAGCGGGGTTCGTTCTGAGAACTTGAAAGCCCTGTCTGAGAACGAGATACGGCGTCCGTCCGCACGAGGTGAGGTCAACGCACCCTTCGGGTAAGCAAGACCCCGGATGGTTCGCGTTTCCTGGTCTACCGAGAAGACCTCAGAGGCTTCAAAAGAGAGATGTTCAGTCATAGCGGTTTCCAGTCTTCAAAGGCTCTGGCTTCATCAATAGTCATAAAGCCTGCTTCAATAGCGAGCTTGTAGCTTTCGTAACGTGTTTTGGTATCTGGCCGTAGGAAGCCAGCAAGGCTGAACTTGGCGTAGTGGCCGCGCTTGGATACGTCGCCCATGCTCAGGCGCTCTTCAATGGCCTTGATGAACGGCATCAAGGTTTCTCGGTAGAGGTTGAGGTTTTCAGATTCGACGTTGGAGTACGTCATGGACTGAACGGAGATGCCAAGGCGGTTCGGGGAGATGCCGGTCAGCCGGCCAACCTCTAGGGCTGCGTGCTGACGTGCCTGCTCAAGCCCGAGATCCACTGCGTTGGGGTTGGTTTCGACAAACTCAAGCGCACTAGGCACGTAGCCGATGCTTCGGTTCTTGCGAGCCATGATGAAGGTGTTGATTCCTTCAGCGATGGCGACTTCATCGACGTCAGCGCCTTCAGTGGGTCGGAAATAGCCTCGGAGGATTCCCTCTTGGGCGAGAAGAGCAGCAATGACTTCGAGATCAGCAGCAGCCCTGATCGCGCGCCCGTATTTGAGAAGCGGCTTGTTGCCGGAAACGAACTGGATCACGTCGTTCTGCTGGTAGGTCTTCTGGCCGATCGTGTAGGTACCGTTGGTGTTGGTCGTCACTTCGGTAGGGGAGTGGTGCTTGACGGCGGAGGGGTAGCCGTCCTTGTCCCGGTCGGTGATCCGCCAGTAGGAGACTGCCCAGAACATCAGATCATCAATGGTCTTCGAGATCGTGACTGAGCGAGCAATGCCAGATTCGGGCATCCCGCCAATCTTGTAGTCGATCCGGTCAGCGTCTTGGTTCATAAAGTGCAACGGAAGCTGAGAGATGGAGCCACAGATGATGTTGACCGAGCGCATGACCGAGGGAACAGCTAGAGCTGCATCCCTGGTGAGTGCTTCAGATCCGAAGTAGGAAATCCCGAACGCTGAGAGCATTTCAGGTGAGACCCAAGGTTGGGAAACGTCCTGAACTGGCTCAGCGAACGTCTCGTAGCCGTCTACTTCAAAACGGTCGAGTATTCTTGAGAACCAACCCACGGACGTACACCTCCTCGGAAAACTTCGTCACTGATTAGTGCGAATTCTCAGAAAATCGAGATGAGCTTGTCCGGAGAAGGGCTTGTCATCGATCTCTTCAGAACAACCGGAGCCTTGTAGATGCGTGCCAAACGCAGAGCTACGGCCAGGGCGTAGTAGGCATCGCAGAACGAAGAGCCGTTGCGGACGACGATGAACCCGCCGTCCCGGTTCATAACCTTGGAAGCTCCGGTGACGTGAGCTGTTGTAGCTGGAGCGCCGTTGTGGACGAGTAGCCCTGCCTTGGCATCGGCTGAGACGGCCATGACAGCGGCTGAGATGTCCTGCCCCTTGACGGCCGTTGGTCCCAGCGGCTCTAGGTGGCTCTGTAGCGCCTTGATGGCTCCGGAGTTGGCGTAGCCCCATGACAAGGGCTTGTAGGTGCGGAGAAGGGCAGGCAAGCCCGCTTGAAGCCGTTCAAGGGCATCGGTGCCGACGTAGGTAGCCAGCTCCCGGACGATTGCGCGCCCGGATGCGTCGATGGCGACCGCCGTGACGGTTGCGTGCTGGCTGTTGTCGTCGCCTGCTGCGTCTACCCCGATGTGCCAGGCGTCGAAGAGATCGAAGTTCAGGGCTTCGTCCTTGCATCGTTCCCAGACATCGGCAGGAACCGGGGGATCACCAGCAGTCTGAGAACGCTGGTTCAGCACTTCGTTTCGAAATGAAGCAATCTTCAGTGTCTTGAAGTCGTTTTCCAAAACGTCTTGCAGAAGCCCGTTTTCGTGGTTCATCGCGGGGTTGCCGTAGGCCCACGTCTCAGGTTCACCCGGTGGCAGCTTTTCGGGTGCGCTGTACTCAGCGAAGAAGGCTGCTCCTCGGTAGGAGGCGTCAGCGGCGTTCAGGCGCCCTAGATCCTGCTGGGCGTTCAGGACTGCGGAGTCAGCCTTGCCAGCGGTAGAGATGGCCAGCAGAAGCCCTCTGGCCGGTCTCTTCGTGGCCTGGCTGAGTGCGTCCCAACCACCTTGAGCTTCGTCCGTGTGCTGACGGAGTTCGTCCAGGACAGCGAACGGGATGGAGTCACCACGGCCGGTGTTGTCGTTGGAAGCTGAGGCGTAGAAGCAGAACCCGTTGGCAAGCTCCATCCGAGGATCGTTGTTGCCGGGGAAGAAGCCTGCCTTGCCGTTGCGGGAATCCTGGGGAAGAAGCTTGTCGTTCTTTTTGAGAATGAGTGCGTGGATCTTTTTGATGAGCTTCAGAGCGGTTGAGGCTTTCGCGGAAGCAAGGATGGCTTGGTCATCGTCGCGGAACAGTGCCCGCCAGATAGCCAGCAGCCCTACGAAGTACGTTTTACCGTTCTGCCGTGCCATCGTGACGACTGCAACCCTGAAGCGGTAGCGGGAAGGGTCGTCAGGGTGCTTTTCGAGGATGTGAATGGCCAACCAACGCTGGAACGGCAGCAGGGGGACCCCTAGCTCAACCGTCCAATCGTAGAACTCGAATCCATCGCTCGTTTCCCTGGAT